TGCTACTTCCTCGAGCTCTTCTTTGGTCCACTTCTCCTCTCCGGCATGGAGCTCCGGGAAGTAGGTAGTGTGGCTATCTTTGCAGTTCGTCACGGATGGTAAAGACCCGCCCCTATCGCACTGGATAGAAGTGGATAATTACCATCATTTTTACCTCCTCCCGACCAAACATCATCAATAAAGACTTTTCCAACAAAGGGCGCACACTTCGGGCAAGGATTGCCTCTCTTTGCCAGTATTACCGTAGTAATGCCCCATTTTCTCCGCTTTTCCCCTTCTCCGCTTAGATAGGCTCTTTTATTTGCAGTCCTCACCGCCATTCTTGCGTAGTTTGGAAGCGTGTGCCTGGCACCGTTCTTATATTCTACGCAATTAAGGCCGCTGGACAGCATATCTTTAGTAGCCATGTCTACAGCTTGCTCATATGTACCCGCGCCGCTGTTTGCATAAACCTGTGCATTAAAAATGGCCTTACGATACTGATCGTTGGCCATACGGAGTATTGCTGTTTCTGCTTTAAGCATATCAGCCTTAGTAGCTTTAATTAACGCCTCCAGCTTTTCCTTATTAAGCTGGAAGAATCTGCCAGTTAAGGGATTCATGGACTGCCTAAGCTTTGCGCCTTTCATGGCCGCACGAAATATCTTTCTTTCCTCGTGCATTCCACCTGCAGCATAGGACTTCCGGATAGCTTCTTCTATCTTTTCATTGATGGCTGAGAATCTTCCGGAAAACTTCTCCTTGTTGTCCTGCCGATAGGCTCTAAGGCTTTTAAGCTGTTCAGCCTGCCACATGGTCCATTCTTTCTCTTCCTTGATCTCCTCAATGCGGTGCCTTCCCATGTTTCGAATCATAGAAGCAATGAGTTCTTCCTCGGTTCTGTCGAGGGCTTCTCCAATGTCATACGCCATTCTGATGCACCTTAAAGCCTTGCAAGCGGTAAGCCCTGATTAACTCTTTCAGTTTGCCCTTACTCTTGCAATCGTCCTTTCTAAGCTCTGCCATGCCGTCTTTTTCCAAGGCGTATACTCCGAATGGCACCTGCTCAGATGCCAGCTTAAGCATCCGCCTGTATTCCTCCCGGCTCATTTTGTAGCTGTGGTTTAATATTTGGACTACCATCTATTCCCTCCTCTGCTGAAAAGTCCGGCTCCTCTACGCTGGTAATGCCTTGCTCCTCTTTCAACCTTGCAACCTCTTCCTCTTTTTCACTGCTGTCCATAGTGTCGCCATACAGCTCATCTACACACCTCTCAATGCTCATAATTCCGCTCTGCCTAGCTTGAGCGATTGTTTGTACTGCAGCTTCAAAAGAGGGGTTTGCGTATTCTCCAAACGGGATATTGACCTTGACTTCTTCAATGCTTTCTCCTCGAAGGACTTTCTCTGCATTGATGCACTGCTGAATAAGCTTCGGTATTTGCTCTTGAATAGCCTTTACAATGCTTGCTCTGGTGTAGAGCGTGGTCTTCTCTTTTTCCCTTTGCGCGAGAGCATTGTCCAGCTTCTTCGTATCAATCCCCAAAGTGGAGGGGCTGATAATTCCTTGCAGACAAAGGTCTAAGGCGGTGATGTAGGAAGCCATATAGCTATCATGAGGGATATTAGGCTGCGTAACAGTAATCGCATTCTTAGCGCCCTCGGAGATATCGTCTGCTCCGGCAATAAATCGGTTGTCGAAAGCATTAGGCTTTAAAAGCATTCCGCTGTTCGGGTCTCTCGGAATAAAGCTTTCCGGAACATAGGTCTTAGACCGCCCCGCCCTCAAAGCGTCCATCCATTGACTCCATGCTTCGTCTAAGGCATCGAAGGAATCCAGCTTTCCGTCATAGATGGAAGAACCTCTTCCCTCGTATTTTGCATTCTCATAAATCTTGAATGGTACGGCCATCATAAGGCTTTCGTCAAAGGTCCAATCCTGCACCTCTTTTGGCAAAGGATATTCCTGCTCATTCCTGTACAGCTTATGCCGGATATAGCCTCTGCCGTAGTGTGCATGAAGGACGCCGCCTTCATCCCAAGGAATCTTGAAGATAACCTCTTTCAATCTGCCGTAACGATAAACGAACTCTACACGCTCGCCCGGTACCCATTCAATAATCGGATGCTCACTTTCTGCCGGATCCAGCACGATACGGAAAGCACCGTCACCGACTACAAGCGTGTCCTTTAAGCAGGTATCCATCAAAGCTTCAAAGTGGTTCTCTTCTTCGATATCCTCCCAAAGGTTCTTCTGGATATCGCTATCAAACTCAAAAGCGTTCATGTCCGGAAGAACGATGGCACTAAGCATTTTTACGATTAGTCCGGGAAGTCCAGTATGAATTTTCCGAATCTCCATGCCCGCTGTAGGCTTTGCACCCCAAAACTTCTGGGCATCGTTTAGTAATCGGCACTGCTGGTATAACTGTTCCAGTTCGTTTCCGTCTGCTCTGTACCATATTCGATTCCGAATGGCAGCAGTCTCAAAATCCATGAAGCTTTGAATCGAAACATGATAGGGGCTTACAGGCTGAATCTGCAGCCAGTTCTGTAATCCTTTTTTAAACTTATCTGTCATACTCTTTATCCATCCCACTGTTTATCTCTCCAATCAGCTTTCTAAACGGTATCCAAGCATATTGCGCCGCGTTTATCGTGTGGTCGTGTCCGTCCTCAGGAATGTCTTTATCTTCTTCCCAAGAATAACTGTTCAACTCTCTGATATGCTCCGTGCACTCCTCGGATACTAAATACTTCCCTTCCGCAAGCCAGCCTAGCTGGAAGTTGATTCTGTCAATGATGCTCACTTTCTTGTAGCTGCTTACAAAGGTGTAAAGGCTTCCATGATTACGCTTAAGCTTCTTAAGCTCTGTAATGGTTGCTTGGTCTGCTGAATCAATGAACACATCTCGCGCAAAGCCGTAGTCCTTCCTGCAGGATTCCAGAAAGGCTATAAACTTTACGGCTGTGTCCGATGGTGCTAATGGCTCCTGCCTATCCCGGTTGTTATATACGCATTCTCTTAGCACTATGCAGCGCTTGTCCTTAGTAATGCCTATGAACAACATGGCTATAGTGTCTTCGGAATGAGAGGAGTAGGAAGTATCCAGTCCTGCGGTAAACTTTACAAAAGGATTAATGCTGTGCGGAATCTTTGCAATATCCTGTCTGCTAAGTACATGAATCCTCTCATCGAAGTTAGAGAAGACAAGACCGGTAGAGCGACCGCGTAAGCCTTCAATCTTGTTTTTCCATATCTTCGTTCCTCTCGGTGTGTTCCTAATAATCTGATCAAGCTTTTCTTTCGATAATCCCAAATTATGGGTAAAAGAAAAGAACCAGTGTACCCAGCCGGGCTTCGGTTCTTTCACTAAGCAATCTCTTATTTCTTTCGGTGTTTCGCTTTCCCACTCCGGAAGAGGTCTCGAATGGTCCACGTACTCGGAATAGACAGGGAGCGAAGGATCATCGGGATTCAAAGTTCCCATCATGTAATCGCAACGCATTGCCGCCTCGCGGACAAAATCAATATCCGCCGTGTTTATCTCATCGATGTAAAGGCATCCGTACTGTCCTCCTAAGGCTTTCTTCCACTTCACCTTATCGTCGTAGCCTAGAACATATATTGTCTTATCCCCTCCACTTGCATGGAAAAGGATATGCGGTATTTTATCGTCGCTGGTACCGTTACCATTGTACTCAACAAGTATGCCAAAGTCGTCTACAATGCCAAGATCCTTGTTGATGATATTCTTTTCTGCTGTACCGGTATCCTTTGCCGCTATGATGTGAAGCTTCTGCTTGCTGCTTGCGACCTTCGTCATGAACTTAAACAGGCCAACAGTCGTTTTTCCCGCATACGTCGTGCCTTCAAGGAATTCTACCGAAGCACTACAACGAAGGAAGGCCTTATACTTGTCAGACAGGAGAAGTTGCCCGGTACTCATGAATCACCGCCGGCACCTAACTGCTCTAACAGGTTATTCAGCTTAGACTGCTCAGCTTCAATACCGGATACCTCGACCTTATCCTTGAATAATCCGAATCGCTTTCCTAGCAATTCAGCAGCCCTCAGTCTTTCTTTTTCGTCCGGAGCCTTTTTGAACCTCCTTGCTTCGGAACAGCCGTCTCCAAGTCCTTCGACCACTACAACCTCTGCCGTAGACTCGCCGCGCATTACGGAAGTTAAATATTCCATTACCTCTGTAGCTGTGGCCATGCGGTCGCTACTCATACTGGCGAGAATCGGCTCAATCGCCTGTTTTATTTTAACATTCTTTAACAGC